TTGAGCTGCTCCGAATGAACCAGAAGCAGTGTGATTATGGCCTCCTCCACCCCCGGTTTGACTCATACAAGCACTTGGGTATGTATAAAAAGGGTTAGTTTGTATTGATGAGTTGTTATCACCCATCGGAATAGATGCACCATATGTTGGGTGAAAATAGTTTGGAGTGATACCACCACCTGCATGAGTGATTAAGTGGTTGTGTGATGGAATCTCACTCACGGTTAGTGTGTGATTATTCACAGTAACAGAAACAGAACCTGATATGGTAGCAGTTGCAGTTGTAGCGCCACCTGTAGAAGCAAGAGCATAGGTTCCTGATTTACCAATCGGCATACGACTTGCTAAGTTTGGAACGTTAAAAGTGCTTGATCCATTTCCTGATCCATACAAAACTCCAATCAGGTTAAATAATGTGCTGTAAGTAGTACGTGAAACAGCTGCACCATCACAATTTAAATAACCTGTAGGTATATTACCTGCGGTTGCAGAGAAAGGTAAGATCATTCCTGTTTGAACTGTAAACGCTCCAGCCGAAGCTAGTTTACTATCTAGCTGTGTTTGTATGTCACTTGTAACACCATCCAAACGTTGAAACTCAGTATTATTTACAGATCCATCTGCAATGTTAGGTGCTTCTATTGGTATTGCGTATTTTTTGGATTCGTACGTTGCCATACTATTTCTCCATTATTTTCCAACCAAAATCCGTTCCCGTAAAAATTAACGTAAAAGCTGCGCCTTCTGTAGATACAGTTCCGTTAGCAGTTGATCCAAAAACTTTACCACCATTTGGATTTATGGTTAGTGCGTTTGTATCAAAGTGATCTGCAATATCTACAAAACCAATTTGATCACCGACTGTGGAAGCAGCTGGTGCTGGTAGTGTAATTGTTATTGGTGCGTTTGCACCTCCACCTGTATTTGATGTATTTATTAAAAGTCTTTGTCCCGCTACAGCTGTAAAAGTTGCACTGTTAACAGCAGTCGCTGTTCCTGCTCCGCCTGCAGATGAAACGATTGTATGAAAATTTGTTCCGTCTGATGCAATAACAGCTCTACCACCAGCCGGTATAATATCTGATGTGTTACCATTAGAACCTATTTTTAATTGAATTGAACCTGCAGCCGTACCGTCGTTTAAAATTATATATATTCTCTCAACTGCTGGCGCTCCTTGACATACAAATGCTGTTGAGTGTCCACTAAATCTTATAGCAGCTTGTCCCCATTCATTGTTTGCTACTGTGACTGGTCCTTGTAAATTTGATGTTAGTGTTAATGGACTGGAAGCTGCCCCTAGAGCTTTTGAATATACTGATGTAATCGCTTGTTCAAATGTATTTTCAAATGTGCTGTTAGTTGTTGCACCCCAAGAGTTTGACTCTTCTCCAGTTCCTATAAGTTTGATTCCTAGTCTAGTCGAATAAGTTGGCATTATGCTGCTTCTCCTTCAATTGTTCCAGCTCCTGATTCATCTACCTCAGTCCAAGAGCTTCCACCTGCCCCTGCAGTATCTACAGGAGTTAAAGGTATTGTAGCTGTAGTTGTATCATCTACATCGCTAAATGTAAACGTAGAAATTGTTCCAACAGCAGATGTCAAGGAGTTTCCTGATACATTTGCACCATATCCTATGCCTACACTATTTACTGATAAGTTGGCTTGTAATCCGGTAATTGCTTCATGTATTCTAATTTCTGGAATAACTGAGTTAACAGAGCTTGTCATAGACAGGCCAGAAACTGCAGCTACAGGAGACAATTGAACAACGGTTCCTGTGACACTGATGGTATTTCCCATACCGGCACCGTGTGTGGTGCAGTAATATCTGATCGTGTTGTGTGTGTTCTGAGGAACTGTAAACTCTACTTTTGCTCCAGGTTGCCCTTGTGTCCCTGTTACTACGACGCCATCGGTAATAGGGGCTCCTGCTGTTGTTTGAAATCTTAACGGGTGTGTTGCATTTGTATTGTCACTTACATCAAATATATATTTTCTACCTTTTGTCATTGCTAGTGTAGGTCGTTGTACACCATCAATTACAAATACATTTCCATATCCACCTACAGCCACTACAGTTACAACAAAAGTTGTGTCAGCCGCTGGTAGTCCTGCAACTTGTGAAGTAAGAGCAGAAGGAGCTGTTATTCCTGGACCTAATGTGACTGCACCAACAGCACTTGTTAAGCTGTTTCCTGAAACAGTAGCTAAAGCAGTTCCGCTAACAGATTGTTGCCCTGATGTAGCAGTGGTTAAACTGAAGCCTTGTTCTATTGCTGTTACTCCTCCTATCTCTTGACCAAGAGTTACAGTCATAGCTCCACCTCCAGTAGCCAGATGAATAGTACCATCTGCTGTCACACTACTAGGCGAGTTTAGTGTGGTGTTAAGACTTTGACCTGATATAACAGGCAGCACTTGAGGTGTTACAGAATTTTCACTAACATCTAAAGTAAAGCCATTTACAAAGTGAGTTTTGTTTACGGAATATGCGTTAGATAAAGTAAGTGTAAGTGTATTACTTGCAGGAGTAACTACAATTTCCGTTGCTCCTTCGCCCACAGCTCCGAAAGGCGCCTGTCCAAATGCGGTTGCTCCAAAAAACATTATTTAGCCTTCTTTAGTTCTTCTACTTCAGCTTTTAAGTCTTTGATTGCTTCAATAAGTAAACCAACAGTATTTTGATATTTCATTGTGTGAATATCTTTTAAACCATCACCACTTATAGAATTTTCATTTTCTTGAATGGTGACTAACTCTGGTACAATTTCTTTTACCTCTTGTGCAATAACACCAATCTCTCTTTCGTCAGTGCTTTTTCTAGTGTACTCAACACCTCTTAATTTACATACTTTATCAAGAGCATTTTCTATAGTTTTTACATCTTTTTTCAGACGGAGGTCCGAGAATGCGGTTATGTTATTGGTGCTTGTAACCGCGCCGTTACTAGCTGCAATTGTGAATATCTCAGTACCACTTTGGTTTCTATATATAAAATTTCCTACATCAACAGTTTGGAAATACATATGGTTTGAGTGTCTTTGTATTTTTCCCCCTGTTTCACCTGTCCAAGTACCTGCTGATAAAGCTAAATCTTTACCAGCCTCAATAATCCATGAATTAGAATCTGTGTATGCAGTTCTTGAGTTATTATGTAATATTTCAACATTACCGCCATTTGTGCAACGAATGTAATCAGCAGTGCTATCCGCATTTGCTATTCTTATATCGTTTCCTTCAAGTCTTAAATTTCCTGTTCCAGCGTCTCGTACATACGAGTCATTTCCATTGTGAAATAATTTTAAATCTGCACCTGCACCAATTCTTAATTCTAAGTTGTCTGCTGGAATTTCAAGACCATTAGCAGAGGTTTGAACAGTAAGTACGTTATTGTGATGAAGTTCTATTGCTCCTGCTGCATTAAAATTAGCTGATGCCTTACTATCGTCAGAACTTCTTATGCGAACACTGTCACCTAAAATTTTAAAGATACCGGCAGAGTCTACTATTTTTGAAGTACTGTCAGATGATTGATGAAAAATTTGTAGATCACTACCAGCACCAAATATGGCTTTTCCATTATCTGGGTATTTTACATCACTAGCTACTACCAAAGCACCACCAGCAGACATATCCAGTGTAAGAGCTGTAATACCTGTGCCACCATCATTACCATTAAATTTTATATCTTTATCTTGAGTCGCATTAGAAATAACAAGATCACTAGAACTGTTAGCAACAGAACCTATTTGTGTTCCACCGTCTTTAAATCTAATTACTCCATCATCAGAGTCTAAAGTTAATTCATTAGCTACATCGATTGCAAAGTTTCCACTATGAGCAATGTCACCAGTCATCGTGCCACCTGCTTTTGGCAAGGCAGCATTTGCTGTAGTGGTTGTAGAAGTTAATACTGAATCTCTTGCTGAAATATCTACGCCGTCAACAGTTTCTGAACCTGACATAGTTATATTAGCACCACTTAAAACTAGATTACCTGACATAGTTCCACCAGCTTTTGGTAAAGCGGCGTTTGCTGTGGTTGTAGTAGAAGTTAATACGGCGTCCCTAGCAGCAATGTCTACACCGTCAACCGTGCCACCAAGAGTTAGATTACCAGCAATATTTGCATTTGTACTATTGTCTTCTATAACTGCTTTAGATGCAGGTAGTGTACAAAATACATCTTTTGTACCTGCTCCAAAATCAACTAAACCATCCGCGTTAGAACTGGATATAACAGATGTACGTGAAAGTGTGTCTGGAGATCCACTAGTTACAGTTCCAACACCTATCTCAAAAGCAGAACCACCCTGTGCCTGAATACAGTAGTAAGTTTGATTAGTGCTACCTATTCCTGCTACAAAAGTTTCAAAACCAGTCTCAGCTCCAGCAAGATCAATAGTGGTTGTACCTGTGTCTGTTGTCGTCTCTTTGACTCTATCATTTACGACGAAGGCCATTTATCCTCCTATCCTAATCTGATGAGCTCTGATCCGCCGCCAGCTGTAGGGAATTGAATTGTAAATGTTCCGTTTGAAGCTGTAAAATCTCCACCAAACGCTAACACAACAACAGCATCATTAGTTGGGCCACCAGCGTCTTGTCTATAAATTAATGCACCATTCGCAGTGAATGAAGCAGAAGTCCAAGACACATTAGAAAATGTTGCGTACGCTGTTGCTACACCAGAACCACCAGCAACAGTTGCACCAGTTAATGCTTTACCGCCGCCTTGATAAGCATTGCCTGATGAGTTTTGTACTTCGGTGTTAGCCCCACCACCTGGATTAGTAGCATAAGCTGTAGTTGTAGCTCCTAAGTTTGCTGAAGAAGTATATAGCGCGATGTAGTAAGTAGCGCCACCATCAAAATCGTGACCACCTTTTAATAACTCCTGTTTGAACACGTTACAAACTGCTTGGTTAATTGCCATACTTTTCTCCTATTAAGGGTTTGCAGATGGTATAGGAATACGAATGCTCCCATCCCTAAACTCATCTCTTCGTTTTTTACCTAATTGTTCTTGTGCAAGTTGTGAGATAGCTTCTTTATAAGACATCTCATAAACTTGTTGGTCTTGTGGAGCTTTCAAGAACTTAAAAGCTTCACATAAGCAGGCATATAGTAAAACACGAGGAGCGTTCACGCTAATCCATGTTTTAGTATTACTACTTGATAAGCCTGTTGGTTTTTTAGTAATACCTATCTCAAATTTATACACTGCATTGGGCGTAGGTGCAACGACTATTGTACCCATATCCCAGTTTGCATAGTATCTGGGTTTGGCTGTTGATCCCACTTCTGGGGTGTCATAATACTCAGCCAAGAAATCTTGATCTACCCTAACCAGATCAAACCGTGTTCTAGGAGCTACATCTGTGTATAAAGTGACATATCTGATGGTTGCAATTTCTCCTATCTCAGGTTTACTTGGATCAGTTGAGCTATACCCAGGCAATCTGACAAACCTATTGTTAGCTGCTGTATTGCCGTTTACATAAACGTTATCGTTATTTAATTCAATATCTCTAAATATTCTGTGTTCAGAATGTTCTATAAAATCATTGATAATGGTGTCGGTTAAAACCTGATCGTCTGTTTCTGTATAAGCTCTAATCTGTGTTACTAGTTCTGCGTATGTTGTCATGCTAATAATGTAACAGGTCCAACTGATGCCCTGTCCCCTCCAAATTTTAATATACCACCACTTTCATAGTATTTAAAGCCTTTACCTCCAGCAGTTTCAAATTGATTAATGTATTCTGTTCTGTCATCTATCAATAATTTATTAGGACCACCGTAAGGACCTTTGTTGAAATTTGTTGCATAATTAACTGTTGCTGGCGCTCTGCCTACACCAGATCCTGGTGTTCCATAATTAGCTGTTATCCATGCTGTTTTTTGTGCGTTGTATGTCGGTCCTGTAGATAACACATCCCATGTATTATTTTTAGCAATAACTAAATCAACTAACGCATCAGCCTCAGCTCTTTTAGCAAGATTTTGAAAATAAGTTGATGGGGCAGCGTTTATAGCAGCTAGTTCAATACTAGGTGACATATCATACCAATCACCTCCCGATTCTAACAAACCAACACTTGTCGCATATGTTGCCACGGCTTGATAGTATTCCGTCAAAACTCCATCCATATCGACATACACAGTTGTTACTCCAGGAGTACAATTATCTGTTAAAAATTTATCTAGCGTATCGTTAGGACTAAAAGAAAAATTATCATTGTCTATCTTTGTAACAATATGCCCTTGAGCAACATTTACATCATGAGCTTCTAAACGTGAAACTTGAGGATACTCAGGAAACTTACTTTCTGTACCCCTAAATCTTACAACGTCTCCGTTTACAAATCCATGTCCTGGATCATTTACATTAACAATTATTGTATCTCTAGCACCCGAGCTAAACGCATTGCTGGTAAGTATGTGCGCAACCGGTGGCTCAGTTCTATCTGGTCTTGCATTTTGTAAACCTTGTGCATCGCCTTTTTGCACTTTTGGTTCTAGTTGTGGGTGCTTCTCTTCAAACTCACTAATGTGTACAAGAGAACCATTCCATTCTTTTCGCATTTCACGATAAGGAAATTCCATTCCACTCCTATCAGATATGGCTTTTGATTTACTGCCTTGTGCAAAATTAGACATTTGGATAATACGCCTGTGGTGTTATGAAAGTGCTGGATGATGAGCCGTCCTCAGCTAAAGCTCTTTGCAATTCATCTTCGTACAACATTTTCATTTGTTGAACCATTTCTGGTTTTTCTTTTTGACTTAAATAGTATGACAAACCAGCTGTCATGCATGGCACAAATCTGTATGGCACATCAGCCGTATTACTGTATCCACCTGCATCTTGTATTCTTTTTACAAAATAAATTGCTAAATGTTTTGCAGCAGCTGTTGTGTCTGGTGTTGGGTATACCGTTAACATAGTGTGATCAATAAATCTTTGGACGTAGTATTGTGAAGGTGAGCCCTTTGATAATTTGTTTGATAACCCAGAATAAGTTGATCTATTTATTTTAGTAAGAGCAGAATCACTTTGAGTTGTAGTGGCTCTATTGTCTCTTAAGGCAGCTTCTAAAATATCATCAACACCATATATGCCGTTTGTGGGTGCTGTAACAGCACTTGTTCCATCGTCAGAACTTCTAAAAAATTTATACTCTGCTTGTCCCTCTACAAGATCAACATTGGTTTTATCTATTTCCCAATAATGTAAACCTCTGTTAGCCCATTCTTGAAACATTATGTTCAAAGAACGTCTTGCTGACTTCAATTGATAACCACTAACAGCTTTTACACCTACACGATCGTAAGCTTCCTGTATGACGTCATCGATTAAGAAACCACTTTCAAAAGTAGTTGTACCTGATGTTGCCATCTAACCTCCTAGTTGAACGTTACTGTAACGCCACCAGTATTAGTTAAATCTAAAAAGACTCCTGTTTTAAATCTTATTCCGCTTCCAGGAATAAAAATTTGCAGTCCTTCTTCTCCAAACAAGAAAGTGTGTGCTGTGCCTGCTGCAGAAGTATTGTCATAAAGTATAACACTACAGTTGGCATTATTGCCTTTTGCTTGGATAGATGTAACTCTACAAGGTCCAGTTACTAATTGTCCATCAGCTGTTAGATGCGCAGTTCTTTGGTCCGATGTAAATGATCCACCACCTGCCATAATATTCTCCTCCTAAATTAGCGGGGCCGAAGCCCCGCATTAATTACTTATTAGCTTAAGTTATTATTCTGTATGTACAGAACAGTAATCGTAGCAGCTCCCGCATTTGCAGCGGATCCTGTTTGATTGTACGTTGCAACAACGTTAACATCAGAAGCTCCAATATCGATTAAATTTGGAATCTGTGAAACATCTGAAGTTGCTAAAACTCTAGCCGCAGAACCTAATGCAAGTGCATCAGCAAATTTATCAGCTGTAGTACCATCACCTAAATCTAAAGTGTTAGTAGTGCCAGCGTTAAAAGCTGTAGTTACGTCAACAGTTATTTGAAAAATCTGACTGTTTGCAGGTAACGTTGCAATTGTAGTAGTTGTTCCGTTAGCAGCAAAAGCAATGTTTGCTGATTGTGCCATTAGAGTGAAACCAGTATTTGCACTTGCTCCTTCTCTAACTGTGCCGGCCTTAATTGGACCGGAAAAAGTAGTTGTACCCATGTGTGTATCCTCCTTATAAATTTAACACAGTCGCGAGGCCGTCAGGTCAAGTCTGTGTTTCTTTGAATATACGCTTTTAATTTTATGATTGCAAATAAAAAGGGCGGCCGAAGCCGCCCTCTTAATAGGTTTATAACCTTACGCTTATGCGCCTGGAGATCCGAAGATACCTCTAGGATCAGAGAAGCCGAAGCTGTATCTTTCCCTAGCTTTATATCTAACGTTACC